GAATACACCATTGTCTTCTTGGGAAGTAGAGGCAATAAAACGTGTGGACGTAATTTACATGGGTAGTTTTAATGGCTGATATTAAACTGGTTATGCAAGCTGAAACGGCTCCTGTGGACCGTGCCGTAAGGCTTTTAGATAACTTACAGGCAGAACTACGTGATGTTAAAAGAGCGCAAGACTCTGGTTTAATCTCAACTAAACGTGCAACCAGTGAAACAAAGAGATTAAATGATCAGATCGCTAGATTAAATAACGCTGCAAGAGGCTCCGCTACAGACTTCCGTAAGTTTGAAAAATCAGTCTATGGTTCTGGCAAAGCAATGCGACAAAAAGAGATCGCAATGCAACAGGCTGGATACCAGTTACAAGACTTTATCGTACAGGTTCAAGGTGGTACTAACCCTCTTATCGCATTTTCTCAGCAGGGTTCTCAATTAGCTGGCTTCTTTGCTGGACCTTGGGGTGCTGCTATTGGTTTAGGTATTGCTGCTCTTGGTGGCTTAGGCACAGCTTTATTAGGAACTTCTGGTAAAGTTAAAGATTTGCAAGATGAAACAAAGGAACTCATAAGTATTATGGGTTCTTATGATACGGCTTTTGATAAATCTAGCGAGGGCATTTTAAACCTAGAAGAGGCTTTTGGTAAACTCACAGAGAGTGTTAGACAAGCTAGGCAGGCCATATTAGATTTACGTTCTGCTGAATTAGAAGCTAAAATGAATGAAGTTTTCTCTGGCTTCCAAGAAAAATATATCCCATCAGGTGCTACCGATAGGAGAGCTTTGTTAGCTGACCTGTTTGGTTTGGATATGACCCTTAAAGGTTTTAAAGATCCCGAAGGAAACCTTCGTAATACAGAACTTAGAATGCTTATGTCATTTATGACAGGCGCACAATATGCAGAAAATGATGAACAGAGGTTAGATTATTTATCAAAAGCCTTAAATGTTGCCACTGAATTAGCACTTATTACTGATGGTTTGTCAGAAGGAGAAAAAGAACTTGTAGGTACTATTGAATCTATATATAATGCCTTTGAAAAATCTGTAGCGAAAACCTCTGAGACAACAAAAAACTCACTTAAAGATCTTAGTGAATTTGATGCCTCTGCTTTTGGTGGTATGGGGGATCGTACTAACGAAGAAATTCAAGCTAGTGTAGAACTTACAAACGAGATGGTAAAAAGTGGTCTTAAAGAGATCATGAGCGTTTATACAAAGTATGCTGCTCTCAGAAGAAATGGCTTTAAAGAAGAAAGAAATAACAGTCAAATATTATATGATAAGATGCAAGTTTACTATAAACAAGCTGGTAAACTTATGACAGATGGTGAGACTCAAGCCAGACAGGAACAACTTGAGACCACTAACCAAGCCATTACAAACGCTGAGTTGGCTAAACAAGATGCGATGTATAAGGCACAAGAGGTTGAAAAAGAGCGTCAAAAACAAGCGGATCAAACCCATGCTCATATGATGGCATTGCAAAATGCTTATTTTGAGGATAATAAAAAGAAGTCTGCTCAAGCAGGTATGCTTCAAAATTATCAAATAATGATGGCCTACCAAGCCTATGGTGAGAGCAGGGCTGAAGGAGCTAAGACCACACCACCAAAACCACCAAAAGGTAAAACCCCCGCTGAATCTATGGCTTCCATAATAAAAGGTATGGAAGAACAAGCTAATCTCCAAAGACAAATAGTAGGTTTATCTGACCAAGAAGCCGATTACTTACAGATACTATATAACCTAAAAGAACAAAATAAAACTGCCTCTGGAAAAATGACTGAGGCTCAACTTAAACAAGCAGCAGAAAGAATAGCCGCCATAAATGCAGAAACAGCGGCTTTAGAGGCGCAAGAGCAGAGGCTACAAGATATATCTGATACTGTATCGTCCAATTTCGGTGATGCCCTAATGAGTATTGTGACTGACTTTGAGGTCTTAAACGGTTCTATTGAAGACTTTGGTTATAATGCAGAGCAAGTCTTTAAGAACATGGCAAGAGAAATCATAAAAGAGCTTTACCGTATTTTTGTTGTTAAGCAGATCACAGGGTTTATCTCTGCTGCTGTTGGAGATGTAGGCAGTTTATTCCAAGGAAGAACAGGCTTTCTGCAATTCGACGGTGGTGGATACACAGGGTCTGGACCTCGCTCTGGTGGACTAGATGGCAAGGGTGGTTTCCTAGCTATGTTGCACCCTAGAGAGACTGTCATAGACCACACTAAGGGTCAGTCTGCAGAGGGTGTCACTGTCGTACAGAACATCAATATTTCCACTGGCGTACAACAAACAGTTCGTAATGAGATAAGAACTTTGATGCCACAGATTGCAGAAGCATCTAAAGCAGCCGTTGCTGATGCTAAACGTCGAGGCGGTTCGTATGGAAGGAACTTTTCATAATGGCTATTACTTACCCACTAGCATTACCTACACATACGGGTATAGCCTCTATTGAATTACATGCCGTTAATGCTGTAGCTTACAGCCAATCCCCATTTACATTTAAAGGTCAAGCACATGCTTACTCTGGTGAGATGTGGACCGCTGATGTATCACTACCACCTATGAAACGTGATAACGCAGAACGCTGGATAGCTTTTCTGATAAGTTTAAGGGGTCAATATGGTACTTTCCTACTAGGTGATCCTAATGGGAAGTCTGTAATTGATAATGCTAGTTCTTTGACTATAACTGGTACTACTGGTGAAAGGGTTGTTGACGCCAATGTTCCATCTGGGGAAACAATTAAAGCTGGTGACTACTTTTCTTTAGGTACTGGCAATGATCAAAGGTTGTACAAAGTGTTAAGCGATTACACAGGCACTGGCTCTTTGGAATCTAATGTGCTAGATATATGGCCAGCCCTACGTGCAGATGCGTCAGCGTCTACAGCAGATTTAACAACGCCACAAGGTCGTTTCAGATTAGCGTCTAGCGACACTAACTGGTCTATCAATGATGCCAGTTTCTATGGTTTAACATTTGGAGCAATAGAAGCACTATGAGCCGTACTTTACCGACAGGCATGGTTGCTAAACTCACTGAGGGTGAGATTGAGTTATTTCATGCCCTAGAATTACAATTTTCTACTACGATATATTTATGGACAGGGATTGGAGACAAGACACTTACACCGGAAGGCGGTTCATCTAATACTTATTTAGGCGTGGGTAATATACTTAATATAGGCGAATCGGCGGAGACTGCTGACTTATCGGCAAAAGGTCTTAATTTGTCATTAAATGGACTTAATAGCAGTATTTTATCGGCTGCTTTGTCTGAGAATTATCAAGGCAATCTGGCAAAGCTGTATCTAGGTATTGTGGGTGTGTCTAATATGGCAGAGGTATTTTCTGGCTATATGGATGTTATGACCATTAATGAAGCAGCAGAAACCGTTGAGATTTCCCTTAGTGTGGAAAGCAGATTGATAGCTTTAGAGCGACCAAGGGTTGCGAGATATACTAAATCAAGCCATCAGAGCATTAGTGGCAACTCAGGAGACAAATTCTTTAACTTCTTAACTGATATTCAAGATAAAAGAGTAGAGTGGAAATGATGTTACCTAATTGGAAACAGAATTTGACGGCTTGGATAGAGCAGAATAAAGAAAGACGCTTTTCATGGGGTACGCATGATTGTTTTGTGTTTACCAATGTCGCTTGGCGTAAAATGACTGGCAAAGGTTATGCGGATGAGTGGTATGATAGGTATTACGATACAAACTATAGACCTTTGTCGCCTGATCAGATGCGAGAAGAGTTTGGTTATCAGGAGTTATATGAGGCTCTTGATGAAAAGTTGAAACGGGTGCCTGTTACCAGTGCTAGTTATGGCAACTTGGTCGGTACTACAAAAAGATCAAATCTAAATACTACACGGGTTGCGCTAGGTATATGTCTAGGAAACACTTCTGTCTTTGTCGGCACTCGTAGGTTAGAATTTCTCCCTAATAATGACATTGAATTTGCGTGGGGTGAAAAATGAAAGATGAATTTGGCGCATGGTTAAGAGGGACTACGTTTCTAAGTCCTAACTATAAATTACGTAGAATGCCTGATGTTATAGCTGGCGCTTTGACTGCCATAGCACCCACTTTATTCCCCGCTGGCGCACTTATAACTACAGTTGCCTCTTATGCCATTTATATTGCTGGCACTTTATGGCTTTTAAAACAATTAGCGCCTAAAGTCCCTAAACCTGTCAGCCCCGATCTAAGCAACCGACTACAACCGGATTCTCCTAAACAAGTTATCTATGGTCAGACACGGGTTGGCGGGGCAATTACTTATATTGAGAGTGATAATAATAATAGCAATTTGCTGCAAGTTATTTGTATTGCTGGGCATCCTGTCGAAGAAATTGGAGATATTTTCCTCAATGATGAAAAAATTGCGGCTGCTAATGTGGGTAGCGGATCATCTATTGGTGGGCAGGTTAATGCTGCGAATTGGAAAAGCAACGGTAATATTTATGTAAATGTTTATAAAGGTAATGGGTCAAATAACACTACCGCACTTGCAGGTCTTTACACTCGCACAGATAACACGACTGAGGTAAATAGCACTGACTTTACGGGTAATAATATTTCATTTTTGTATACTGATTTTGAGTATAATAAAAATGTATTCAGAGACGGCATACCGACCGTAACTGCTGTAGTAAAGGGGCGTAAAATATACGACCCACGCAAAGATAGCACATCTGCTGCGTATGACGCATCTCTTGGGGTGTCCACACACCGAAAGACTAACAGTTCTACGTGGGAATATAGCAATAACCCTGCGCTCTGTATTTTAGACTATATTACACAAGATCATGGTTTGAACGCAGATTATGATGAAATAGACGATCAAGAATGGGCTGATGAAGCTGATCTTTGTGATGATACTGTAACACTTGCAGATGCAACAACACAGAGCCGCTATGAATTAAACGGTTCATTCACACGGGATACGGCACCTCAAGAAGTTATTCCCGCTATGCTATCGTCTTGTGGCGGCTCCTTGTTCTACGCTCAGGGTAAATGGGTTTTGCGGGTTGGGGTGTATCGTACACCTATTACGCCTGTTTTTGATGAAGATGATCTTCGCGGTCCTATGTCTATTGATACTAAGACTTCGCGCAGAGATTTATTTAACTCTGTAACTGGTCAAGTCTCTTCTCCTGATGAAGATTGGATAGGTACAGACTATCCAATGATTACATCTTCCACTTTTGAAACGGAGGATGGTGGAGAAAGAAATACACTAGAACTTCCTTTGCCATTTACAACAGATATGGCTATGGCGCAGCGTCTAGCCAAACAAACACTTTATAGAGCAAGAGAACAAATTATCGTTAAAGCACGTTTTGGACTAAAGGCATTTGAGGCGCGTGTTGGAGATAACATTAAGCTAACTAACTCAAGGATGGGTTGGAGCCAAAAGGTATTTGAAGTTGTAGAATGGAAATTTTCTTATAGTCAGGGTGCGGCTATAGAGGTTGACTTAACACTCAAAGAAACTTCTTCCTCTGCATATGATTGGAACGCAGAAGAAACATCTTTTGCAAGTAATAATACAACAGTCCCACGTTTCAATTATGCACCTCAACCAACCTTTGATGGAACACCTACAACAGAAGTTATTATTCAAGAAGATGGTACTGCTGTAGCGAGCGCAGAGGTTGCTTGGACGGTCACTGATGATGCTTATGTAAATGATTATGTGTTAGAGTGGAAGCGAGACACAGAAACTGATTATCAGTCTTTTTTAACCACCAATCTATATTATCGTATTCCCAATGTTCAAATAGGGGATGACTACGATCTTCGTATTAGTTCACGTAATAGGTTGGGCATACAGTCTGATATTTCCACTACGACAGTTACAATTACTGGTGATGTTACCGCACCTTCTGCGCCTACTAGCGCAAGTGCTTCTGGTGGATATAGGTCTAACTTTATATCTTGGAGCAACCCTAGTGATAATGATTTCAAGGAAACTCAGGTTTATGTAAATACCAGCAACACAACAACGGGTGCAACTTTATTAGGCACAACCTCTGCAACTGAATTTGTTCACGGCGGTCTAGCACAAAACACAACGCGATATTATTTCCTCAAGGCTGTTGATTTTACGGGTAATGCCTCTGGTTTTTCTAGCGGAACAAGTGCAACAACTCTTCCTGACCCTGCTACTGGTGCGACAGGTGCCGATGGTGCCGATGGTGCAGACGGCGACACTGGTGATACTGTTGTTTCAGGGCGCGTATATTATCAAACTATTCAATCTTCTGCGCCTAGTACACCCTCTGCTACCAGCTACAATGTATCAACCGCATCATTTAGTGGCTTAACGTCTGGTTGGGCATTAACGCAGCCACAAATAGATATAACAGATACATCAATTCAAGAATGGTCGTCAGCATTTACTGTAACGATTGATGGCGTCACATCCGCTCAAACTATTGTGTTCACTACACCAACTGGCGCAATTCAAGTTGCAGATGATATAGAAAGCGATAACTATGTTGCTGGAACATCTGGTTGGAAAATAGAGCGTGATACTGGATTTGCTGAATTTGGTTCAGCAGCAATTCGTGATACTTTAACGGTCGGACAAATACCTGATCTTACGTCAGCAAAGATTACAGACTTTGACACGCAGTTAGACACACGAAGTAAGGTATTCACACAATTATCCACAAGCACACCAACAGCGAATGCTGTAGGGGATTTGTGGTATCAAACAGACACAAGGGTATATTATCGTTGGTCTGGGTCAGCGTGGACTGAAGTGACACTGACGGCAGATAGTATCGTTGCAGGTACGCTGGATGCAAATGTTGTTACAGTTACTAACTTAAATGCTACGAATATTACAGCGGGAACTCTGGAAGCTGACCACATAAAACTGACAGGTTCTCAGTTGGAAAATAGTGGTGGATCACTTATTATTTCTGATGGTGGGGTAGATACGGTAACAGTTGCGTCACGCGCAATCACAAACACAACTATCTTTTCAAATAGTTCATTAACCCTCACTTCGTCTGGTGACACCTCACTTGGCTCTTTTACTATATCTGAAGATACAACGCTTGTTATAATTCAAGGTTCTGCAAACTGCTATGGTTCAGGAACAGGGACAACATATTCATTATCCTTAAAGGTAGATGGCTCGGCAACTGCATTATTTTTAAATAGCGTCAATGATGACTATGCAACATATGATGATTTGCGATTTCCAATACAAATCTTGGATCGTCGTAGTTATGACAGCGGATCACATACCATTGCTTTGGGCGCAGTTATAAGCAGTGGTAGTTCAATAAAATTGAATAGTTTAGACGTCATTATAACTGAGTTAAAGAGGTAGCTATGTTTGCGTTTTATGATCTTATGAGTGGCGAAATACTGTCATTAGTTCAAACATCAAGTCAACCTGCCGCACCGAGCGGTCACGGCTATGTAGTATATGACCACGACAAATCAGACATGCACAAGTATGAAGTATTAAATGGCGAATTACAAAAGAAAGCACAATCAAAAATTGATGCAATAGAACTTGCTGAAGCGCAAGAAAAATTGCGTAGAAAGCGAAATCAAGTCTTAGCAAATACAGACTGGACGCAATCCCCCGACAGCCCATTAAGTGACGCTAAAAAGGCAGAGTGGCGCAGTTATCGTCAAGCATTGCGTGATTTACCTGCAAATACAACTGACCCTGCAAACATAATTTGGCCCTCTAAACCTTAAGGTAGATTTATGGAATACGATATAATTTGGACTTCTGCATTAACCGCTTTATTGAGTTTGTTAGGTTGGGCCTGTAGGAACATGTATTCTGAAGTACAGAGAATACAGGTTCTTCTTAACAAGACAAGAGAAGAAATAGCTAAAGATTACGTCACTAGAGCGGAAGCCCAAAGTGACATAAACAGAATAATAGACCGACTAGAAGCACTCGACGCCAAACTGGATAGGATAATTGAGCGTCGATGATAGATCCCATAACGGCGATTTCAGCCGCCACCGCTGCTTTCGGATACCTCAAGAAAGGTATAGCCGTTGGCAAAGATCTGCAGGATATGGGAGGTCAACTCTCTAAGTGGGCTGGTGCTATAGCAGACCTAGATTTTGCTGATCGTCAAAACCAGAAGCCCCCTTGGTATAAGGCTCTTGGTGGTGGAGTAGAAGCTCAAGCTATGGAAATCTTTGCAGCCAAGCAGAAGGCTGCTTCCATGAGGCAGGAGCTAAAAGACTACATATCCGTCATGTATGGCCCATCAAAATGGCAAGAAATACTAGAGATAGAAGCAGATCTACGTAAACAGAAACGAGAACACGAACACAGACGCATGGAAATAAAACAAGCCATAATAGAATGGACTGTAGGTATTATTGTGTTTGTTGTTCTTATAGGTGGTCTTGTAGGGTTTGTATGGTTGGCTAATCAATGACTATAGATCTAGGATTACTTGGCTATTTACCGTTACCTTTAATGCCCTTCGATAAGGTACAACCTCTCCCTAATAAGAAAGAACGTATTGTAGAAGAGACCCACAGATCTGTTGACAGAAAAGCAGAAGACTACAAATACGAAACAGCCTACGCATACCACCCGCATAATCAAGCTAAATATGAAACGGGACAAATAGTGGACTTTGTAGTAGCATGAAAATAACACCAGAATGGTTAGACAAGTGGCGTATATGGCCTCGTATGATCCTCACACTTTACGGGATTGCTTTCTATAACACAACAACTTGGTTTATGGCTCTCCCTGATCCTTCAAACGCTCAAGCAGGATTCGTTAGCGTTATCGTTGGCGCTGGGGCGGGTTTCTATGGAATATATGTAAATGGTAAAGCATCTTCTGGTGGTAGCAACTCTAGTTCTAAGTAGTTGTGGACCCCTCTCTTATCTTAATCCTTTAAGCAATAGTGGAGGCCCTACTGTTAATGCAAACGTCTTGGCGGGAAAAGAAAACACACAACAAGTGGTCGCACAACAAAATAGACAAGAAGCTGGCAGGGACATCGTTACAACAGAGAAGGAAGTCGAGGCCGAAAACGTCGAGACAATTAAGATATCAAACACAAACATACCAATCTGGGTCATCCTCTTGCTTGTGCTTGGGTGGCTATTGCCAACACCAACAAGTATTGCAATCTGGTTTGGGAACCTATTCACTTCAATCTTTCAAAGGAAGAAATCCGATGACATTTAAACTTGGCGCTAGAAGCGAAGAGAGGCTACTAGGCGTAGATGAAACACTTGTAGATATTGTACAACGTGCCATTACCCTCACTAAACAAGACTTCTCAGTAATTTGTGGTAGAAGAACCAAACAAGAACAAGAGGCTCTGGTTGCTAAGGGTGCATCACAGACCATGAAGAGCAAGCACCTTGAGGGTAAAGCTGTAGACCTCATGGCTTATGTAGCTGGATCTGGTGGTCGTTGGGAACTTAATCTGTATGATGAAATTGCAGATGCGATGGCACAGGCCGCTTGTGATCTAGGTGTTACTAATTTGCGTTGGGGGGCTGCATGGCATATAGATGACCTAGCCTCTTGGTGGGAAAACAACAACACTGCAGAAGATGCTATGAACGCTTATGTAGACCTAAGACGGTCTCAGGGTAGAAGGCCATTCATAGACGCTCCACATTTTGAACTTACATAAAAAGAGAGGCCCCGCAAGGGGCCTTTTTTGTGTTTAGCTTTACGATACAGTTTTGGCTTTTTCTTATCAGGAATTACCTTAGACCTATATTTAGGTTGTCTAAGATCCTTAGCCATTGGGTTAGGTTTCCTCATCTTTCTTATCCCATTCTATACATCGAAAGTCTGTTATCATCCAACCTTGTTTATAAAAGTGTGCAGCACCAACTTCCACTGACATTTGACATAATTCCTCTGTGGGACGTACAATAGGATCTATTTGTGCCTGACATAAACCCTCATTTAAGCAGATAAGTAGGACTGCGCTCCACATTTTAACTTCCTTCCATCTCTTCTATTAACCTATTTAGATACCATTGTGCCTTCTTTAAGTCTTCTAGTGGTTTTCCCTTGTACCTGTAGCGATGCAGGTACTTTTTTATATTCCCTTCAAGATAGCCCATAAACATCATAACATCCATATTATCCTTTAGATATTCAATGCACTCTATTTTACCTTCGCCGTAGTGTGGCGGGTGATTAACAACATCAGACATGTTTTACCTCGTATTTTGCATGTTCTTGTATAAAATCTAAGGGGAGAATGGTCATAAGGTCGCCTCTGTTTGGTCGGGTATGCAACCCCCACTCTCCCCTAAAG